TGGTTCACCTTTCGTCATCTTCGATAAGACTAATGAGGCTAAGATTGCTTCAATACATGTTGCCGGTGTTGGGAATACTAGAGGCATTGGTGCAGTAGTTGACAGAGAAGGACTGGATTTAGCAGTGCGCACTTGTTGTACATTTAATAACATTATGCGTGATATTGCTGAAGAAGCCGCCGCTGAGGAGGTTAGACCTTTAGTACAAAGTGGCGTTGTCTTTGGAGTTGATGGTAGGGTCTATGAAGCAATTGGTAAACCTATTCCACAGACTAAGAAAACAACTATTGTTCCATCACCAATAAATGGTCTCATTGACAAGTATCCCCCTCGCAAGAAACCTGCAATGCTTAGAACAACTGATGGTATTGATCCCATGGCAAATGCTATGTGGGGATATGGGCTATCACACATACGACCCAATATGCACTTATATGGGGCTGCTATTGATGATTACTGTCATGAGTTGTTCAACACTGGTTATGTTATAACTAATGAGATGCGTCGTGCTCTTACCTTTAAGGAATGTGTTATGGGCATACCTGGAGAAGAATTTATCGATAGTATTAATCGTGGATCTAGTCCTGGTTGGCCTATGAAACATCTACTCAAGGGTGGAGCTAAGTCTTCTGCTTTTGGCAGTGAAGACTTTACTTTTGATACGCCAGATGCTCTCTTAGTTAAGCGACAGAGGGAGAAGATGGAGGAATCTATCTTGAGTGGTATTAGACCTTATGTTGTCAATAACCACTTTTTGAAGGACGAATTGAGAACCATTGAGAAAAGTGATGCGGGTAAAACCCGATTGATTTCTTCGTGTGATTTAACATTTGGCCTTCTGGTCCGTAAGTACACATTAATGTTTAGTGCCTTCGTGATGCGTAGTCGAGTTGATAATGGAATCTGTTGTGGGATGAACCCTTACAGTGGAGACTGGCAACATCTTGCTACACGTCACGGTAATAATGCTGACAATTACCGGGTAATAGCTGGAGATTTTTCAGGCTATGATAAAACCCTTGCTCCAGAAGACATCTGGTGCATTAAGGTAGTAATGTTAAAATTTTACCAAGATGAAGAAACTGATCAAGAGAAAATTCGTAACGCACTCATTGATGAGATTGCACAAAGTCGCCATTTAGTGGATAAACTTATTTATGCCTGGATGGGAGCTAATACGTCTGGGAATCCTCTGACTGTTGTGATCAATTCAGTGGCTGGTTGTGTACTTGATAGATATGCCATCCTTAACAATTATCCTGAACCAGTTGAGACATATGTCAAGGCTGTAGAAATACTTGTAGACATGCGGGGTCATGTTAAGATTTCTAAATATGGTGATGATGGACTACTTTCTGTACAAATTTATGGTCCTTTTGAATTCATCACTCAGGAGTTTATGACTGAGGCATACGCCAAATTGGGTATGATTTACACTGATGAAGCAAAAGGAATTGGTATCGTCTCTAATGAAAGGAAATTGGTGGATTGTACATTCCTCAAACGAGGTTTTATACGATCTTTCCACTGTGACAAGAAGAGATGGATGGCCAATTTATCCTTGGACACTATTCTTGAATCCATTCAATGGACTAAGGAAAAAGACCTTGGGTACCAATTTTGGAAGGATAATGTCCTTCATATGCTGATGGAACTCTCAGCACACGGTAAGGATACCTTTCGTGAATGGGCAGGAGAAATCACTCATGCATGTGCACGTAGCGATGAACATTACACTGTAATATGTCCCGCTTACAACCACTTGCAGGACAAGTTCGTGACTACGGATTTGTCTTACTGAGTGTCCAATCGACCTGTCGCATGTCGTTAAAAGGCGCCTACATATCATTTTGACTCATTATTGTGTTGTAGTAATAAAGTGGGTATCGCCCGCTAAATGGGTGTGTGGCGAAAATGAATCTGCCGTTGAGTCACATGGGTTGTTAAACGTCAAGAGCTCCCCCCAGCTAGCCGCCAAATGAGCTAGGCACCTTTGGTGTCGAGTAGATTCTCCTCAATCGGTTAGGTTGCCTTTTGAGGTAGTAAAATGACCACAGGACTCCCAGACCAAAGTCGTACAGAGTGATAATGTTCCCGACACTACTGTATCGACTATAATGAACGAAGGGACAACGCAGTTCATTACTGGCAACGTGGACGCGAAGATCAATTTGCCTTTATCTCTACCCTCGATATATTCTGGTTCTTATTTTCCTAATGACGTTACCTCAGTTATCGCTTATTTTGCAAAACCTGTCCCTATTGCCTCCGGCGCTTGGGACATTGCTAATCCTAACACTACATATCTTTTTGATCAACGTACTTGGAC